TGGCAAAGGTAACATTACCAGTAAGTGTTGTGGAAAAATTATTACCAGTTCTAAAATCTAGAGTGATTGTAGATGCGTAAGATATTGCAGTTATTTCTCCGATAGTTCCTTTTGTGGTTACTCTACCATTACCAGAACCACCACCATTATCAAAAACAAGCGTATTTAAAGTGCTTGTTTCGTGTTGAACATTAGTAACTTTTAATGTACTCATGGCTTAGGATATTTAGCTTTTACTGCTGCAACGTGATCTTTCCATGTAGTCGTACCATTTACAGCGTCTTTGTACTGCATGTCCAATTGGTCACCCACGGAAGCATATATGGTGTCCGTTGTCCCTGCTGCACCTGTTCTTTGGGTCTGATAAAGAATTGCTGCTGCAGCTGCATCAAGAGAAGTTCTAGCATTGGCAATTTTGGTGTCGTCTAAGGAAACTGAATTACCATCAGCATCAAACGCTCCAGTAGAATCATCTATAGAAGCAACAGGTTTTGCTTCTGATTTGTATGCTTCATAAATAGCTTCGTGATCTAAGGCCATAATAGTTTTTCCTTAATTATAGAAGATAGCCATTATGCTGCTACCTCCATAGCTGATATTGAAGAACTTAAACCAAACCCAGTTCCAAACATTCTCCTATTAATACCTAAAGTATATGATGAACCATTTTCTGATAATCCCTGCACTTTATAGGTGTGGGAATTTGTATCGCCAGCAGTATCTAAAAAAGCAATCCCATAAGAAGCACCGGAAGAAGTAGAGTTATTTCTTACAAATGCAAAACCTTGTTTATTAGCACCTGAGCCTGCTGTACCAGCAGCAATAACTGTTCCATCTTTTACGAGTCTTAAAACAGCCGAATCTTGACAGTTAGCAAAAACTATACAAGATATATAAAATTTATTTGATGAAGATGTTGCTGTTATATCAATACTTAATCCTGTAATATCAACAAAGCTAGTACTGGTTGTTGTAAAATGATCTACTTTTAATGTATTTTTAACTTGAAGAATTTTACCACCACCCCCTGCTGCTGCAAAAGCTAAATTTCCCGATCCATCAGTTTTCATAAACTGACCAGCCGATCCATCAGCATTTGGTAGTTTAAATGCTACGTCTGCTGCACTTGGAGCGTTGGTTGGTGAGTTGAGTGAAACAACATTACCGCCTGAGTGTTTTAGTGAAATCTTGGACATTATGCACCTATCTCCATTACTGTCATTGTAGATGTACCATTATGTATATCACTTCCATACCATCTATTAAAATATGCTGTTCCACTATCACTAGACCAGAATGGGGTGTAGTATCTACTATTTGTGTTTCCTGCCGTTTCTATGACTTGTACAGTTTGACTAAACTTATAATTACTATGAACAACTGATGCAATATTACCCTCTCTTGTTGAACTATCAAAATTTGTAGGCTGGTTAACCATAGTCGTACCATCTTTTAAGATTCTAACAGCTATAACTTGCTGAGTATGTGACAAATCTAAATTAGCAGTTACTATAATTTTGCTAGTAGCAGATGTTGGAACAATAGTACATCTTAAATCAGTTGTTATTTCTGCAAATGTCGTACTATTATTACTCGCTGTTCCTAAAGCTACTCCTGTAACAACTTGAAGAATTTTACCCCTAGTAACGCTAGTTGCTAGTGTATCTGTATCGACACATCCATCAGGCAAACCTCCTACTGAGATTCCTGTTACTGTTCCCGACCCATTAATTGCTATTGCCATATTTATAAGATAACAAGAACTGCACCAGAAGGCACGGTAATAGCGACTCCGTTATTAATTGTAGGACTTACAGTATGTGCATTTTTTCCAGAAGATAAAGTGTAAGAAGTTGTTGCATTTTGGTCATTCTCGAAAAATACCTCATCGGTTCCCCCTCCTGTACTGCCAGCCCCTCCCCCTATAGCACCCCAAGCACCATTGTTATAGCCTTCAAATTGATTTAATGTCGTGTTATGTCTAAACATACCAACAGCAGGGCTACCATCACGTTGTGCAGTTGTTCCAGAAGGAATATTTAAACTAGAAGTATAGTTATGAGTTATCTTTCCTGTAAAAGTACCACCAGCTAAAGGCATCAAACCAAAGTTTGTAGCACTTACGTCACCAAGAGTTATCGCTGCGTTATTAGCTGCGTTCTGTATTTTTAGAGTATTACCATCAATAAAAGGTGTGTATGCAGCAACACCAATAGAAGGTGTGCCAGAACCTTGATTTAATGTACTAAGAGCAGCAATTATTTGATTTAGCTTCGTTCTCACAACAAGCCCTGTGCCGTTGTCAACATTGAACGCAGCACCGCCTGTATTATCGACTCTTGCCATTAGCTTTTACTTTTTTTTTAAGTATATCCTAAATTTTACCCTTTACCAAAACCAATGGCAGTAAAATTAAATTCTCTTGATATTGATGCATTAGAACTGTTTTTAAAATGTATTTGAAAACCTGATGAAGTGCGGTTTGTTATTTCATAGAAATCACCACTTGCCAGATTAAAAGCTGTAATTCCAAGACTCGGTAAATTTGAATTTACACCTAAAAGTGCAGAAGTGCCAGTAAAGAAAGGATGTGCAAAGTTTACCTGAGTGTTACCACTTGATGTAATTGCTGCTGAACTTTGTTCAGTTCTTCTTTGAAATTGTGCTATATAACCTAATTCTGAGACTCTAATATCTTGGGCTGTATCTGTTGATGTCAAAACACATTTAAATTTAAAAGTTCTACCCTTAAAAGTACCATTTGCAAATTTTTGAAAACTAGAATAATTGCTTCCATCCTGTGAAGTTTGGACAAATACTTCTGCGTTTGTATTAACACTAGATGTACCATCAAAGTCTTGTAAGCTATCAATTAATCCTCTGTTATCGAACAAGTCAGCCGCATAAACTGATGCACTCTGTATTCTTTTTGTTAAATCTAATGAATATACAGCACCTAAATCCAAGATTTGATTAAATGCATAAGTACCAGAAGATGCAACACCACCAATATCATCAATACTAGGTTCAGCATTAAAATCTGCAATAGAATCAAATTGTCCTGTACCGCTTAAACTTATTGAACCTAAAGCTGCGTCAAGCCCTACATTAGTTTTTGCACCTTGAAATTTTGGATTGTCTAAATCTTCTCTTCTTGTTTGTATCAATAATTTAGGCTGTGCTTCTGGGAAATCAATAACTAAACTTGTTTCTCCTGTGCTGAACCTATCTCCATCATCTTGACTTTTTAAAATATATTCTCCTTCTAATAAAGGAACCATTTTTTCTGTAGAAGCACCACTTAATGCAAAAACAAGGTCTGTTGCATCTGAAAAAGTACCGCTTCCGTCAGTTTTTGGGGTGTGCCGTATATGAATACGACCCCCTGCACGAACATCTTGATCTGCAACAGCATCCCATCTAAGCCTTATTTCTTTATCAGATATTGGTTCATAGGTAAGGTTTGTTATATCAGATGGCGGTGCGGTCTTACCAACAGCAGTAAATGTTAACTCTGCTGGTGTTCTACTAGGTTCTGCTAAAGCATTAAAAGAAAAAAGCCTAAATTCATAATCACCAGCCTCATTATTAACAATCTCTGCATTACTTTGTAAAGTTTCTATTTTTGTAAAATTACCATTACTTACTCTGTAGTGGAGTTCATATCTACTAGCACCACTTTGTGTTTGCCAATCTAATAAAATCTTTGAAACGGCTTTATTGTTTATTGTTACTATTTGTTCAGTTGCGGAAAGTCCTACAGGTGGATCAAGAACTACAGATAATATAGTTGTCGCTTTAGTAGGTAACGCTGTGCCATCTTCAACAAAAGCATACTTACCTTCATTATGTTCAAGTGCAGTAATAGAATAAGTTGTATCATCATTTTCACTGACTGAAATAACTCTCCATGTTGTTGTTTCTAATGTTGAATTTTCTAAAACATAAGGAGCATTGGCATTAGGTGTTGTACTAAATGCGGAAGAGACAGTTATTGTTTTACCACTTATACCGCTTATATTTTTTGTTTCTAATGAGCCGTTTGGCATCACAATAGATATTGTTGGACTCTGAGCTAAAGTTGGAATATCAGTTGAATCTTCATCATCTAAAACGACAACAGTTGTACTCGTAACAGAGGAAAGCAACCCACCTCTTCTTAATCCGGCTTTTAAAGAGTCTGAAATTTCAATAATATCTCCACATCTTACTATCACACCAGCAGCTACAGTTGTTTTAAATGCACAAGTTTCACCACTATTTTGTTCATTAAATAAAAACCATCTACCTAATCTTGCAGCCTGACCTCTTGATGTACAAGCAAATGCTTTTATAGTTTTAGTCCTTACACCATATTTTGTTTGTGTGGCAGCATCAGCCTCAATTGTTTCAATATCCAACTCTTGTGTAACCATATCAAAATACTGAACGTTGATTATAGTGTGTCTTGTTTTTAAACTTGATCCGTTATAGACAAATCCATCTTCACTGATATTTGAATTGTTAAAAATGTATTTTGTTGACTGCCCTGCCGCATCTTGTGAAATGGCTATAGAACCAGCAGAATAAAAGGCAACGGCTCTCATTGCTCCGCATAAAGAATTAATAAGTGAAAATGCATCTGCTTGCTGTGTTATGTTTACATTGCAGCTAAATCTTGGTTCCGTAGATCCATCACCATTACCAGCATCTACTAATTCTCCGCAATATTCACTAACAGATTTAAAAGTATATTTATCAATAGTTGATTCAGCAATATTGCACCCATATCTATCATTTGTTAATAAATCGTATAAAATCCAAGCTGGATCTGAACACCATGCTTTATCTGTTTTAAAAGTACCATTCCAAGTACCAGCATAAGTAAGATTGCCATGAGTTAAATTGACAGTTGCATTTGACGGAATCTTGATCTTGAGTCCCCTTATGCGATACCGCCTACTTGGTATTCTTGGGAACTTTTCAGCACTAAATCTTAAAGCGGCATGAGCAGTATTTGGATAAGCATTTTGTTTCATTATTATATTTGTTGCTGAATTAAATCTAAAAGCATTTACAGTTTTAGAATCAGTACTATCTGCGGTGTCTCTTATAACTCTGATTTGTACGGGGTATGAAGTACCAGAAGCTAAAGTTATTAAATAATCTCTAAAATATGCATTTGTTGATCTTCCACTTACAACGTCATTTACTGCTGTAGTTGTTGTACCGTCATTTTCAATAACTTGTACTCTTAATTGAACTGTAACTCCAAGTATTCCACCTTTATCATCAAAAAACTGCATAGAGGGAAACTGCAAAGTAACTCTTACTGCGTTTATTGTTGATTGAGTAACCGTATGTGTAACTGGATTTGATGTCGTAACAGTTGTTCCAATACCAACTTCTGTTTCTATATTCTTTATACCAGAAATGAAAGTTTGATTTGCTGTACCCTCTCTAAATTCAAAACCAACATCCTTAAAATTAAAACTACTATCTGGTGGTGAAGTAACATTTGCAGCCGCTTGTAATATTGGTGTTTTATTTAGAAAAATATCCTTTTTAAAACTATTTATATATGCTGTTGATGTTTTATCTGTTATACCGTTTTTTGATGCTGTTGCTGATCCCTCAATTTGTCCCTCAGAAAGCAGTTCTACAATTGTATTAAATTGCTTTGAACTTAGGGCTCCACTCGGTAAATCAGGATTAGAAAAAGTTGTATTTTGATCAAATTCTTTTATAGACATTAATTTGTACCCCTTACTTGAACTGTATCAATTCCATTAGAAACGACAATAGAACCAACCAAAATTTCTCCATATGCTAAATTCACAGGGACACCAGCTTGACTAATATTTGTCAGCCCTGTGAAAGAATAGTTAGAAGCTAAAGCTGATGGATCTAAAGGATCTTGTCTTGATTGTTCGTTTATTGTATTTTCCACAGGTGCAATCATATTATTTATTCCTTTCATTATCATATTTACGGCAACATAAGTAAGAATTTGCTTTAAGATTACATTTTTAATATATTGTTTTGCAATAAATCTAATACCAAAACCAATAACAAAGTTTAAAAAATTTCCATGAACTACAGGTATAATTTTAATTTCTTTTTCTGTACGAATATTTAAAAAATCTTCTGTAATTGGTTTGTCTCCAACCTTTACACAAAACATTTGTTTGGTCATCTTTTCTTCTAATCCTTTAAAATTACAAAATAAAAAACTAAATGCTTCATAAGGAGAGTTTACATCAGCCATAAATTCACTTTCACCTGTATATTTTCTTAAAAAACCGTAAACTTTTATTTTTTTAAGCATCTTCTTCGGGTTGTATTACAATCATTTTATCTAAATCTGGACAAACAAGATAAAAGGGTATTTGTATTGAATTACAACTTACTATATCGCCTTCTGAAAATTCTAATACATTTTGTGGATGTGAATGTACTATGCCTACCACTTCGCCCTTGTCCTCTCCATCTGCAAAATCAAAAGGATCAATAATAAAAGATTCTACTTCAAACGCATAAGCTACATTTTTGCACTTAAAGTATTCAAAACCTTTTGCAGTTTTTAAAAACAAACCACAACATTCATTAGGGGCTTCTTCTTTAGCGTGTGCTATAGCTTGCATTTTACATAATTCATTCATTATTAATTAATAAATGTACCAACACCTTCAAAATCTTTTCTTGTTACTTGTCTTACTGGCACTCTTTTCATTTCCATATCAAGTCTATTTACTAGCTCAAAAGAAACCATATCTCTGCTTTCGGATATTTTTCTATCAATAAAATGTATTTCTTGTGGAAACTCATCAGAACTAGGAGTCCCAAAAGGATTTGTATTACCTGTAAAATTACTTGCATCTAAAGCATCAGCAGTTAAAGTTCTTCTTGTTACTTTGGCATCAAGTAAATCATTATGTGCAGTTACTAAATTAATTGAGATTAGTAAATCTGTAACTCTAATAACAGATCCAAGTCTTGTAATCCCTCCCAGATTACTCATGGTCAATGTTGGTCTAGGAATTTTACCTTCGCCAGCATATTCATAACCTGTTGCTACAATAGGAAATCTTTCGTAAGTGTTAGATTGCCATACGATACTTGCATATGAATTTATATTAGTTCCAGCATGAAATCTATATATTGTCGGTACATTTGATGGGTTGCCTGTCGCATAATGCAAACCAGCAACAAGCTCAAGTTCAAAAAGTTCAATAATTGAATTAGGATTAATTTTTTGCAGTTCAGAATGTGGTATTGCCATTATGGTTCAAATACCTCTTTAAAAGTTAGATTCATGCTAATTCTATTGTTATATGGAATTGAACTTGATCTGTTAGTACAAACAAAATTTCTTGCAGATGATTCCCCTCCGATAGTAAATTGAAAAGCAGCTTGATCATCAAAACGTGCATTTAAAAAAGTATTTATTGTATCTGCGTCAGTTTGTGAAATATTAAAATTTAAACTAACTTTGTGGTACCTTTTATTTGCAGCTAAACCTCTTACTAACCGTTGTTCATAACCATCACCAAGTCTTACAACAATATTGTCTTGTTCAATAGTTTGTGTTTGCCCGTAAGCTGGTGTAATTGATGGAAAAGTTGCCATTATGCTAATAAACCTCCAGCACGTTTTTCTTCAACAAGTGTTGCTTTAATAGTAGTAGCTATTTGCTCTCCTAATTGTTGTGACATTGCACTGTCACCTTGAACTGAACTACCAGAAGCATCTACTGACACATTAACAATATTAGTAATACTATCGCCACCACCACCAATCTGACTGTTTGGAATTATATTACCACCTACTTTTGGAATGAAAATTTCAGGTCCTCGCTCGCCCACGATTGAAGCTTTGCCAACTGGAGGACGACCACCATTTGCAAATAACTTAAATCCAGATGAAAAAGTTGAAGCTAAACCTTTACCACTACCAGAAAATAACCCTCCACCGCTTTTTTTACCACCACCAAAAAGACCTCCTAAAAAACCTCCAATTTTATTGCCTATTCCAGCAGTTGCTTGTTGTAGTGCCACCTCAATAAGTTTTTGTTTTAAATTGTTCAGAACACCTATAGCAGCTTCCCCTAATGTTTTTGTTCCATTAACAGCATCAGTTAAATTTGAAACAATACTTTGTTCAACACTATTACCAATCTCCATGAATTTTTCGTTTAACAAATCAGCTTCACTTTTTACATTTAATAAATTTTCAGCAAATTTTTCTGTGCCAAGAGATAATCCATCAACTAAAAAGTTTGTCTGACCAAGACTCTCGTTAAATAAATCATTTACGGTGATTTTACTAACAATCGCTTCTGCATTCTGGTTTGTACTTTTTGTGAGTTCTTTTGTTGTTTGGTTTGTCTTGTATACAATTTGTCCATTTTTTACTTGTATTTTACGAATTTTATTATTAGATTCTTCTAGTTCTTTATTTGCATTGAATTTATCTTTTTTTATCTGTACTTCCCTTTGTTGTAAAGCATTATTTATTTTTCTGGCTTTAATTTGTTCAAACAACTCTTTTTCTCTTTCCTTTTCTGCTTTGTTAAATGGGTTAGCACCAGCAAATCTGTTTCCTGTTTCTTTTTTTAATTGCTCTCTCGCTTCTTTTCTGGATTCCATAGCGATATTAGCCATGTTTAATCTTCCTACTTTGTTTGCAGTGCTTACTTTTTCTATAAGTTTTGTTATTTGTCCAACTGCACTGATCGCAAGATTTAAAACATCTTTTATTTCATCTTGTAGTTCAGTACCTACAGTTCTTGCAAGAGTTTCCACCGAATCAACTAATGTGCTTAATTTTCCATTTAGTGTATCTGCCTGTGCAGTTGCACCTCCAAAAAATGCTCCGCCTTCGCTTGTTAGATTTAAGAATGCTTGATTAACAAGGTCTGCTCCAATTTTTCCTTTTCTCATTGCAGATTCAAATTCTTCACCTTGTAATCCTGTTATTTTTTTAAGTTCAGTTGTTATATCAACTCCCCGTTCCAATAACTGTAAATTTTCCTCCTGCTGTAATTTACCTTTTGCTCTTATTTGTCCAAAAGCGGTGGCTATGCCAGATAAATCTGCTCCAGTTGCACCAGCAATATCAGAAAGTCTTTTTACACTATCGGCTAGTACATCTGTTTCAAAACCAAAAGCTTTTAATCTTTTTGATTGTTCAATTAACTCACTACTCGTAAATGGGGTAACAGATCCAAAATCCTGTAATTCTTTAATAATTTCATTTGTTTTACTTAATGATCCTGTTAAAACCTCTAAACTTTTTCTTTGTGTTTCTAATTCTGCTGTTTTAACAAATACAAATCTTGTTGTGCCAACTACAGCCAAAGCTGCTAGTAAAGGTTTTAATGCTCCAACTAAAGTTCCAACACCAGCACTTGCTGTCTTTGCTGATCTTCCAGTATCTCTTATTGATCTATTTGATTTATCTAATCTGCCTTTTAATTTATTTGTATTTTGACTTAATAACTTTGTTTGATCGTTTACTCTCTTTAATGGAGAGATTGCATTACTCGCATCAACTATTAACTTTACTGTTGATTGAGCCACTGAAACAAATAACCTTTATTATATACTACCTTGATTTTGCCTTTTGACGATTCATTTCTTGTTTTTCTCTGTCATTTTTAATTTCATAATATGCAGCCCAATGTATTAGTTCCTCTTCTGTCATTGATTTTCTTAATTCTTCAATAGACTTACCTAATTCTGTTGCGAGAAAAAACTCAAAGTTTAACCAGTTATCTCGCCTTATTCGTTTTTTGCTGTGTCAATATCAACCTGAATATCCATCATAAATAATTCAAGTTCATTTAAAACACTTTCTGGTAAGAATCTTTGTAAATTTTCAGCATCAGCAATAGCAAAAACTTTAGAACCATCCTCCTTTTCAGCAAGTTGACAAAGAAGTCTAGTAGAAATTGTTAAAGCATCATCAGTTCCAGTAGCTGCTTGAGCTTGTTTCCTATCAAATCTTGTTAATGGTTTAAAATATAATGTTTCTATTAGATCACCATTTGAATTTTTTAATTCATATTTTCTTCGAGTTGACATTTCACTGCTGAAAGCATCAGTAATTAAGTCAACGGATCTTTTTACTGCCATAAAATATATAAAGTATTAACCTAATTTACTATATAGCTGAAGTAATGGTACCACTTGTCGTAAAACTAACGTTTATAATTTGAACTTCACCAAGGGTTGCTCCATATTCAGCAGAAGTAATAACTCCAGCAAAACTAATTTTTTTTGCTGAAGTTGCTGAATCAGGGAATAATTCAAATAATGCGTCAGCATTATCACCTGTTGTTAAAACATCATCAATAAATGTTGTATAACCTGCTCCTGTTTCTGATGGATTGTAAAGAAGCTCAACAGAACCTTCTCCTTGAATCAAGCCACCAATATTTGTTTTAAAGGTGTCACCCTGTTTTGTTGTCTCCAGAATGTCTTTTGAGATAGACAAAGACCATGATCTTGTTTGTCCAACATCAGCTTCAGTGCCTCCAGCATTTTCAAACATGATTTTCCCAACATCACCTTTAATAGCCATAACAAAAGAAAGTATTTATTTTATATTAACCTTTTTTAAGTTTTTTCACAGCTTTTTTTAAATTTTCTTGGTTTTCCATATATCTTTTGCAACGACCATCCCAATAAGCAGGGTCACGTCTGCCCTTTACAGCTTCAATAGCATCTAACATCTCTTCAGTAATTTCCATTTAAAGTTCCTCATATATTTCAAAAGTAATCCTAATTTGTGTTTGGAATTTACCTTGAGGACTTGAAGTTAATATCTCAGGGCCAATAGGTGAATCGAAGATAACATTTGAAACTGTATTATTATTGTAAAGGTCACGCAGCCGTTTGCCAATTGTGAAGTTTGAGCCAGCACCGATACCTTCTTCTGTAAAAATATTTAAAAGCATCAATCCAACTACATTATTTGTTGAATTAGCAGATCCACCCATTGTCAGGTAACTTCCAGACCCAAAACTTGTGACACATTGGACAAAGGTATCTTCAGCAGTTGAATCAAAAGCCATGTTGTTAAATACAACAGGAATTGCAGGGCTTGATGCTAGTTCAGTCGCAAGCCTAGCTTCAATCGTGGATCTAACAGTGTTTAAGTCAATTGCAGCCATTATGCCTTCCTAAACTCATCAGCAATGTACTGTTCTAATTGTTTTGCTACAAGCTCTGGATATCCTTTTATTGTATTTGTTTCAGGTCTTGTTCTATATTTTCCACCCCAACTTGGAGGCAGATTTGTTCCATATGCAACAGGTTCTGCATATTCAACATCAGTAAATACAACTCCTATAAAAGGTTTTATGTCTCTTTCCCAAGATCCAATTAATCGACCAGTATCAATTGGAGTAAAAAATTTAATGTCTACTTCTGCTTTAAAGGTTGCCTTCTTGACTGTTCTAATAACCTTCTGTTCAAAATGATCGCCTATGCTTGATAAATTAATTTCTCTAGCCATAATTACCTCAATACAAGATCAAAACTTACAGGTGTATTATTTTGCTCATTTATTGTCACTTGTATAATCTTAAACTCAACACTGCTTATAACAACTCGATCTTTTGTGGTCGGTACAAATGTAAGGTCGCCAGCAGATATTGTTAGAATCTTATCTTGAGACTCAATGAGATCATTGACTTCTGACCTCGAAACATTATCCAAGACTCCTTTTATTGTTGTATCAGATGTAGATTCTGTGATTGCACCAGTAGTTGTATTATAAGAACCAGCCGTCACTTGCCTTATAGTTACATCGCCACCAAGTTTGCTCAAAGTTTTTGACGCTGCTTTTTTAAGTGCATTGGCAAGACTCATAATCTATAAGCTATTACCTGTCCACTTGCCAGAGTGATACTTGTTATAACTCCGCATACTTCAGAAGATGCTTTCATTGTTATTCCATTAATAGTTGCAGATCCATTCTCTGTAATGTTCTCAGCCACAAAAGTTGCCTCTGCGTCTGTTAAGCAATGCACCTTACCAAATCTGCCTGTGTGGGCAGCCGTATTAGTAATGATGATTGCTGCTGGATAGTCGTAACCGTAGCCCATCTTTAAGACCTCTTGATTTGTAAGTTTGCTCTTCCACCTATTCTAATACCCATTAAGTAGTGGTCAACGATTGGTGGAATACGATCAACCCCAACTGCTCCATAAAAACGTGGAGTTACATTTATATTACCAATACTAACGGTGGCAAAATCTTCTAATCCACTTAACTCTAACCCGTTCCTGTTGTTGTTTAAATAAACAGCCAAAATAACCTGTGCGTGTTTTACCCGATCTGGAATTTCAGTATCGGTGTAATAATCAGCAACTAATCTATTTGGAAAAGATAAACCATAAAGGTTTGTATAAGTGTCAGGTTTTCTAACACCTGAACGAGGCCACTCTAAGGCTTGAGTATCAGCTACTCTAGCACCTAAAAATTTCTCTCGATCTATTCTTTGGGCTGCGGTAAATAATGCTCTGTTTTTATTATCCGTAGATGACCCATCCCAAGCTGCATTATCATCACTAAGGATTAACCCCTCAATAAAAGAGTTTGCATCAGCAAGAGTTATATAAGTGTTGGCATTAGCCCCACCAACAGTTGCATCAAGGGTTATCGCCATTTAAAGTTTCCTGTTTAGGCTTGCGTTTAGGTTTTGGCTTTACTTGAGTTGGAGCTAGTGAAGCTGCTTTTTCAGCAGCCTCATTTTGCTCTCTCATACGCCTGAAAGCATACATTCCCATTAACTAGAAGCACCCTTAAGTGCAACAAAGTTAATAACAATAGCTTCACTTAAAGAACCACCAGAAACATTAGAAACTGTAATCTTGAAAGAACCAGCAGCAATGCTGTTAGCACTTACAATATAAGCCCCTGCTGTTCCAGCAGATCCATGACAAGCAACGACAACGTCAGTTGCAGCAATTTTTGTATTGGTAACTGTGAAAGATACCTCTGCTGCATTAGCCAAAGCTGCTCCGTTCATTGTGATCTGACCTGACTCTGTACTTAGAGTTACACCAGTTCCTTTGTTAGTGGCCTGAGTTACAGTTCCACCGTCTGTTGGTCCAGCTAAAGATCCAGCAGGGATTTCAAATAATGAAGGCATGATTAATCCTGATTAGATACGTTAGTTGCACGAACAATACCGATGTTCTTTGTCTCATAAACTTTCGACC